ATGAAACTTCCAAAACCAATACAACGTGGATCAAGTTGGCGTATTACTGTAACTTTTGATAATAAGAGATACTCAGCAACTAGAGATACTGCAAAAGAATGTGAACAATGGGCATCCCTTAAACTACTTGAACTTAAAACAGGGAAGGCTAATCTTGAACAAGGAATAAAACCAGCTTATCCATTTCGACTATTATGTAATAAATATTATGAAGAACATGGTCGCCATATGCGATCGGCTCGCACTATAAACTTTAAATTAAAAAACTTAGACCATATCGCACCAAACCTTGCAGACAAATCAATTTATGAGTTTAGGCCAGCCGATATTGCAGAATGGCGTAATAATCGAAAGAAAGAAGTTAAGGTGGCCACATTAAGAAATGAGCATGCAATATATTCTGCAGTTTTTACATATGCAATGAAAGAGTTGTTTTTGCTTGAGTCTAACGTTTGGCACTCAGTATCAATGCCTAGCAAAGAAAAATCACGAAATCAGAGAATTACTCCTGAACATCAAGATACTTTACTAAAAGTGATGGAGTGGGATGGTTCAACTACGCCAATTAATTCTAGACAATATGTTGCATGGGCTTTTTTATTTGCACTTGAAACAGCAATGAGGCAAGGTGAAATATTAGCGATGCGCAGGGCAGACCTAAGAGATGGTTTTATTCATCTACCGATGACTAAAAATGGTGAATCTCGTAACGTGCCCCTTTCTAAGGAAGCAAAGCGCTTGCTCTTATTGCTTCCTCCAGAAAATGATAAATTATTACCGATTGATAAGAATATATTTTGTGCCATGTGGATGAGGGTTAAGAAAAAAGCAAAGCTGCCTGAAATTAACTTTCATGATTCTCGACATGAGGCAATCACAAGGATGGTTAAGGTTCGTAAATTACCAGTTGAGGTTTTGGCAAAAATTACAGGACATAAGACAATCGGGATATTAATCAATACTTATTACAATCCAGATGCACAGGATTTAGTCGAGATGTTTAATGACAGTGAGAGCTAATTAGCTCTCGGTCTGCCTCTTTTTTTATTTTTAGTGGTGAGTAGATCATGGGCTAATCGTGGATTATACAAGGCCTTTCCAGGGGTACCTTGATCTATTGAGATAAGCCGTTCTCTAATTGTTGTGGATGATAGATTATATTTTTCGGCAAGTTGTGCTGCAGAAACTAATTCAACATCTACTTCCTTCAACTCTTTAACAATCCCACCACCAATATTTTGACCAAGCATTACCTGCGGAGGGGTATCACTTTCGACAGTGATAATGTATTTGATAGCACCCATTCAGGCCACCTGCTTATGTATTTGATGTTTCAAGTTTTTGATCTTAGCCATTAATAGGCAAGATTCATTGCTATCTGGTGTAGCCAATTCATAATAGCTTTGACTATATCTGACCATTTCAGCCTTGCTCATTAGAATCAAATTTTCAATTCGACAATCTGTTTTATCCTGGTTCTTAAAGGCCACCACATAGCCTTCAGGAATAAGGCCTTTTTCCTTTTCCCAAACTATTCTATGTTTTAATTCAAACACGCTTGGCTCAGATGTTTTAACCAGGACATAACCATCTTTAGAGCAAATTCTTTCATAGCCGATGGGCTTAGCATTCCAAGTTGGCCGACCTTTTTTAAAACTTGTTTTGTTTGCTTTAGTAAGGCCCTTGGTACCAGTATTCCACGGTTTAGAACCTTTCTCGAAACAACCGGTTCTACCTGTGTTCCATTTTTTTCTCTTACAAAGGGATTTGATTTGATCAACAGTAAATGTTGTGCCGAATTGAGCATTTGTCTTCTCAGTTAATTCTTTTCGCCCCAAAATGCAGTTTGATTTAATAAAATCCAATTGCGCTAGGGTATATTTAATAACAGTACCTTTTGGCATAAATCACCCGATTAAGTTTTGAGGAACTTCAATTGGATCGACATTTTTCAATCCCTTATGTTCAGCAACAAGCTTGGCAGCACTTAAGCGCATATTGTTATTCTCAATAACCTGTTTACTGATTTTTTCAACTGCACCGGCTTTTTGGATTTCCGCTTGAAGCTCATCACCTTTAAGATCTGGATTGCTTAAACGATCAAGTTGTGCAAATAAAATAGAATTTAAATCTATAGGTGTATTCATATTTTTATCTCCAGACTGCTTCTTTAAATTTAGCGTCCGCAATTAAACTGTCTATTTCCGAAAATGAAACATTGTTGAATATGTGGGTCATTCGGTTGCCAAATACGGTTAAGTTTCTAGTGATCGAAGAATATTTAAATTTCATTTTCCACCACCTTGGAAACTGAGTTTTCAAGCTCAAATCGACGTTTACGAACCAGTCCCATTAATTTAGGTTGAATATCCGGATGTCGGCCTGCAACATCAATTTCCAAAATATCCAAAGCTGTTAAATCAGATGCATTTTGGATCTGAACTGCTAAAGAAGGTGGCTGTTCAGGAGGTGGAGCAGTCGCATCCAATTCACTCAATCGTTTATTAATTGCATCCAACAATGGCTTACGCTGTTCTTCAGTCCAATTGACCGTATATTTATACAAGGCATTAGCTTCAGCAGGCGATTTTGATTTTTGAGCACATTCTATTAGTTCTGTTAACAGATTTTCATATTGATTATCCCGGATATTCTTTAATGCAGTCGCTTGAAACTCAGCAAGTTTAGAACATTTTGCAAGATTAATTTCTGAGAGTTGTTCTTCGCTAAAACCTTGATCACTCAAATCATGTAGTGTGGTTTTAATTTCTTCCTCTGAAACACATGCATTAATGCCATCTATATAAATTTGATGATCAATGTAACTTGGTTTTGGTGCATATTGCTCAGGATCAAGCTCTATCAACTTATTCTCAGTCAATTTGCATAGATGTTGAGTATGTTCACGCTCAAGATGACCATTGGCAAAAAACACCGGGCGTAATGAAAGTACAGCTTCTGTTGTAGTACAGTTTGCAATTTTCGCTGTAAATTTATCAATTATTAAGGCAGGATCTGTTTCAATTTCTGGAGTATCTTCAGTTGTAAAAGCTTCTTTAGTTTTACGTGGAGTCCGAGTTTTTTTAGGCTTTTCACTGAAACCGTCTTTAATTTCAATTTCAGTAATCATATTGCCAAATGTTTTACCAAATGCCTGAAGCTGCAGCTGTGCATTTTCAGCATCTAATTGAGCAAATCCATTTGCCACACTCAAACATATATCACCATGTTCTGAATCGTATTTAGTACGCAAGATACATGTTGGCATCACAATAAAGATTTCTTGGCCATTCTCCAGATCGTGTGGTTCTACTGGCTTAGTAAATTGAATATCTGCCAAAGTTAAAGATTCACGTTTGATACAGAACTCATAACCAGGTAAAGCAAAGATCGTAGCAGGGAATTGATTTAAGTCATCAAAGTCCATCAATTCGCCAACAGCGCGGCACATAATATTTTTACCAGCCATGAGTGCTGAAAATGCTTCATTACTATTTAATAAATTCATTTTTTATTTTCCTCAATGCTGCATTTGATTTTGTTGTTGAACTTGGTTTATCGGTGGCGCTTCATTCCATCCCATTTGATCTGCTCGAGCACGGCAGGCTTTTGTTATACCTGACTCGTATTGAGTGCCTTTGAATGTGTTAATTGCTTTATCAAGGGTTTGAGGATTTTTAGCATCTTTTATAGCTAGAAGTGCATCGTTATAACGCTGAGCCAATGGCTTTTGTTGCTGGCCACTAGCTTGATTATTATGATTGCGATTCGGTTGTTGAGCCTGTCTTGAGTTTTGCTGGTTGTTATTGCGTGTAGCACCCTGATTAACTTGGTTATGATATTCATCCGAGTCATAGTCTTTGGTGTCATCAATTAAGAACAAGCCATTTAGCGCGTATTTACGAGCATATGAGCTGGATGCGCCAAACGTCTGAGCTACATCCATACCTTTCTTGCTAATCTCCACACCAGCATGGGCTTTTACCGTAGTTTCTTTGCCGCTTGCATCTGTAAAAATTACTTTTGCTGTAACAACGACTACACCGCCAACTTCTTGAACCTCATCTGTGATAACCAGGGAAGCATCATATTTCTGAAGAAGCGGTTTAACCGCTTCCAGAATATCCTCACAGTTTCGATAGTTATAATTACCGAAAGTGTTCTTCTTACTTTTTGGCGCTTTTAACTCAAGTTGAATGAGTTGTAATGTATTTTGTGTAGATGAAACTACTTGTTGATTCACTGCTGCATTCATTTTTATTCTCCTTAAGCGCCGTTGTACTGTGAGTTATGGTAATTAATACGTTGTTCTTTGCTATAGCGTGGGCTTTGAGTATTGGCACTGCGTTTAATTGCACGTTGGTAATTCACAAGTTTCTTAACATTCCTCTTAAGCCAGCTCACAGCTAATTCATCCTCCGTGATAGGGCGAGGCATACTGTCAGGAGTTTCTTTAACTAGAATCGAATGCCAATTAAAAGGATTTGCTTTAGCACCACCAAAGAACTCTGCGTCAAAATCAGGGGTGTAATTTAACGATACTTTGACCAAATAAATTTTTGGACCAAGTCGCACGTTGTAATAACCGTTCACGTCCTTACAAATGAATTGTGCGAAAGGGGTGTTATAGCGTTTCTTTTCCATCACTGGCTCCACAAACTGAGTTGTTTTGAGGGTTGTGAATTCACGACTTTTAACACCTTGCTGAAGGGTGATAGGGTTGGGAGAAATACGTTTACTTTTTGGGAACTCACCCTTAGTAAATGGTGTTGAACCTCTAGTATTTACAGGGCTTACAAGTGTCTCTGCGCCATAACTTGACGGTTGAATTTTGAGCGCTGATGAAACTTGTAAAAGTGAATTTTTAGTATTGAGAGTTGTATTCATTAGAAAGCCTCCACCAAACGGTTACGTTCGATATAGCCGATAATTATCTGATTGATATTTCGGTGATCGTTGTAATCTGTGAAGTCGTTATATTCTTTGCCGTTGATGTCTTGGATCTCGTCAATTGCTAAGTTGGTGATATCAACTGCAGTAAATTCGGAACCAGGAACACCGTAGTTATCTTGATGAGATTCAAAATCAAAGCTAACTTTAAGTAAGAAGCTATCAAGTTTAACAACGGCCATGCCTGATGAATCAGAAGTGACTTTTAAAGCTTGGATGCTATATGAAGAAGGGGTAGTGTTAGGGATTGCTAATGCAGGTTTGTATTCAGTAACCTTCTGATCATATGTAAGACCAATAGCACCTACTGTGAATAAACCACTGATTGCAGCTACTTTGATAAAGCTGGATGGCTGTACACGATGTGTAACAATGGGATGATTGATTGAATTTGGTTTTGTGTTCATAATTCACCTGTAGTAAGGAAAAGCGCATTAGATTTCGAGGTCAGTGCGCTTTTTTTGTTATCTGTTAATTCAGTTTAGTAAACTAAACAAAGATGGTCAATAGGAATGTTTAGTAAAGTGAACTTATTTTTGAATTTATATGCACTATATTTTAAAGTTTGAAATGGGAACTATAAATTAAATATAGTGAGTTTTTTAATTTTTTGATTAAAGAGTAATCTATATAATTTTAGTGAGAAGGTTGAAAATTAACAAATTAGTGATTAAAAGAATGCTCAAATTTCTGAAATTGAGTATGATTACGTTATTCTTGTTTCTTCCTTAATGAAGGGTGCCGTTTGAACAACTTAGCTGTTAAGACCGACTTTGTGTCACATTGGAATGATGTGATGTATTCGGAGTTTATAAAGGGGATAGTAAAGCCAAAATTTGATTTTAACTACGTCAGCCTTTTTTCAAGTGCAGGTATTTCTGATTTTGGTTTGAATCTTTTAGGTGGGAATTGTTTAGCAGCATGTGAAATAGATGAAAATAGATCTTTAGTTCATAAAACAAATAGTTCTGGCAAAGTGTTTGGAGATATCAAAAATGAAAAAAAAGAACTAATAGATTTTGTTTTATCTCAGAAAAAAAACCTTGATTTAATTTTTGCAACGCCACCATGTCAAAGTTTTAGTACAGCAAACTCCAGAAGGGGTAAACTCACTGATTCCCATAGTGCAAATCAGGATCCACGAAATTTTCTGTTTTTTGAAGCGTTAGAAATTTGCTGTAAATTAAAGCCAAAGTTTATTATTATCGAGAATGTACCTAATTTTGGACGACGTTTATTACGTAATAATGAAGGTATAATCGGTCATGTTGATGAATTCATAGATAGCATATTAGTTAACTATTTAGGAGTGACTTTTGTAAAATGTGTATCCGATTTTGGAGTGCCACAATCTAGAAAAAGAAGTTTTAGCATTTATATATTAAAAGAAGTTGCAAAAAATAAAAAAGTTGATGTATCTATTTTAAGAAATATGTTTATTTCAAAACCAATTGATTGTCCTACTTCTATCATGCAAGCTATTGGTCATCTAAATCCATTAGATAGTATATCCGAAAAATTTGCGAAAGATTCAAATGATATTTTTCATCATGTTCCTGTTTTAAAAAAAATTCATTATCAATGGATAGCAAAAATTCCACCAAACAGTGGAAGATCAGCGTGGCTTAATGCGTGTGAAAACTGTGGAGATGATAAAACCCCTATGTTTGAGATTAAATGCATAGCATGTAATAAAAATATCAAAGTCCGTCCTCATGTAGTTGAAAAAAATAATAAAATAAGAAGTATAAAAGGATTTAGAACAAGCTATAAACGTATAAGCCCCGATGGTTTATCATCAGCAATTACCACTAATACAAATGCTTTTAGTAGTGATAATAAATTACATCCAAACCAAAATAGAGTTTTAAGTGTTCGTGAATGTATGTTAATTCAAAGTATTCCTGAGACTTTTATATGGCCAGAAAAATTATTTCATAAATCTATGCATTTAATTAGAGAAATGGTAGGGGAGGCATTACCGCCCCTAGTTAGCTATCAATTAGCTTATTTTCTTTTGAGACTTTAATTTTGGATCAAGTTTGCTCATAATTTGTGCCAAATCTTCATTGGTTTTAGCCATTTGATTTAAAAATTGCTGAACAGGTTCGCCCCCTAATTGGCAAATTTGTTGAACACGTGGATCTGTTGGGCTTACATCATTTCCTGCTAATATAGTGGCTAATGTTTGCATGTGTTCTTTTCTGGACTCATTTAGAATTCTAGACCAAGATTTAAATTTAACAGTTGATGGGGCTTGCTTTAATACACTTTCCTCAATTCCTCTTGCGATCAAGTAACCTGTAACATTTGCTTCAGGAAATCTGGATTGAAAATATTGCATATATGACTGTAGTTGATTAAATTCCAACCAGGCTACTGTCGCATCAGGACCTTTTAATTCAACTACGATTATATTTTTATCTTCTGCGTCACCTAAAAATACTACATCAGGTTGCTTATAATCATTTGGAGTTGCCACAGCAGCATCTCTAAATTGCCATTTTCCAGTTTGTTTAGCTTCCTCAACAAGTTTCTTTAGAGATGATCTTGCAGAGAATTTCTCATAATTTGAATGTAATATCCAAGGAAACTCTTCTACTAAATGTTGTAACTGAGTTTCGTTTCCTACCATAATTCTATGTTCTAATTGTGTTAATGCATAAATTCTTAATGAAAACATGACACCCAACGAAAGACCTTCAGGTACCAACTCTTGTACAAGTCTATCCACAATTAAAGGAAATTGTGTTGGATCAAACTTAGATGTTTCATCCCATAAGTTTTTAATAAGTCTTCTAGCTGGTTCATGAACCCATGCTTTAGCAGCTACTTCGATAAAATGAATTTTATCCTCTTCAGTTAATTCTACATTTGGTGTCACTTCTGCTATAAGTGAAGATAAGTGTGTTTGTTCATTCGGAGTTAAATGATAATCCGTTTTACTTTTTAATGTATCTTCAACTAATTTTTCTATTTCATCTGACGCATTTTTTTTTCTATAAGCTATATACTGATTAATAAATTTTCTTGTTTCAGTCGCACCCCATTCTAAAAAAGAATCTAATCCTGGATATTCCCAATTTAAAGTAGTTCTATCGGTTGAAATGATATCTTCTTTAAATTCATCGATCCAATCAGCTTCAATAACTCCATACATATACCGGGTAAAAATTTCAGATCCTTTTAATTTAAAAAAGAAAGGTCTATCTTGAGCCAATTTGCCATGTGCAAAAATACCGATACCAGCTTCATCTTGAGACCATTTTGCTGAATCTACAAATCCTATCCAATATTTAATTTCTTTTAATTCAATTATTTCTTGATTATTGCTATCTATATATTTGAAAGGGATATGTGCTGTTACCTTACCCTCATTCGGAATTCGTAGTCCCCATACAGGAAAACAATCTTCTTCTTTCAATTGTTCATCGTTAATTTGAACTTTAAAATTATTATCATCAAGAGTAATAGTAAATCTTCTTCCTAAAGATTTTTTTAAAGTTTCTGTAGTAACCACTCTAGTTAGACTTAAATCATGACCAATTATAATTGTTCCATGTTTAGAATTAATAAGTTTTTTTAAACGTGTAGAAATCTTATCTTTCAGTTCCTCATCTTTAAAATTATCTAAAACTTCTTTAGCTTGTTCAATTGTGAAATTTTCTGCATCATTAAAATAAACCTTAGGTTTATAAATTTCATAAGGCTTATCTTGATTAGTCTGTTCTGTTAAATGTCTATAGTCTAAACTAAGCCAATTAAGCTTACCATTTTTAAGTGTAATAAGCTCAACTTGTTTTGCTACACCAAATGGAGCTAATTTTCCAATACCTTTTCTCCCCATTGGTTTTCTTGTACTATTTTCGATTTTCGATCTGGAGCCTTTTTTAGTTTTAGCTATAATCAGCCAGTTATTAATAATTTCATCACTAGTCATTCCTGTTCCGTCATCAGTAACTAGAATTCCGATTGGTGATCCTTGTTTTGCAACTAAATCTATAAATACATTTTCAGCTAAAGCATCCCAAGAATTCGATACTAATTCAGCAATTACATTTGTAGGCTTATTCTGATAAAGCTTAAGACCTAGGTGCTCTATAATATTATGTGAATATGTTAGTACATAATTAGCCATTTTTTCCCTCTCTTATCAATAAATTTTCAAGTATATCAGTTTGATAATTTTATCTATTTGGTTAAATTATAATATCATGGTTTTACTAAAGCCAACTCTAAGCGTCCAACAAAATTAATTTCATTGAGCTGTTCATTCGTAATAAACTCATCTGGATATCTATTCTTATCTGGATTATCACTTGTCAATTTTACAGTTTTTGAACCTGCGTAACTTACAAAAACGCGTTTCATACGCAATTCATGATGATGAGTGAAAACATATACACTTCCATTTTTCAAAGAATTTGGATCTTTATCAGATGTATCAACAAACAGAGGGCTATCTGGGGCAACAGTAGGGTACATGCTGTATTCAGCTGAATAGATAATTCTTAAATTAGCAGGGTTGGTTTGAATACCCATGAGCTTTAAGATCTGTGGATCTATATCAAGGTATTCACTTGCATCTTCTAAGAAGTTTTGAATGCCTGTACCACATGAGGCTTTAACATCTTTGTAAACTGGGATACGAATATTAGATTGACGACCTTTAGTATCTGCACTTCTAAACTCTATGGGCGCAAAACGTATATTCCCCGATTCATAAGTTTCAGTCGCAATACCATTCAACAACCATTCAGAAGTTGTGTTTAAAGTTTGTGCTAACTGAACTAATCGATTACCTGTTGGATTATTCACACCATTAATCCAATTTGTAACTGTTCCTTTGCTAGCTCCTGTTGCAGCAACTAAATCTTTGTGCTGAAGCCCTAATTCTTTCATACGTAAAGAGATTCGATCAGATGTAGTTTGCATATTTTGTAAACCTAATATTTGTTTAAAATACTAAACAAAAAAATTGACATGTTCCTAAACTTATTGTTCAATAAACTAAACTTATGGTTCTGGAAACTAAACATGAATGTCGATGATCTTAAAAATCATTTTCAAGCAAAAAGTGATGCTGAGCTTGCTCGAATATTAAATAAAGACAGGTCTGTAATTAATTACTGGCGGAAAAACTTTCCACTAAAAACTCAAGCTGTATTCGAAATACAAACAAATGGAAAGTTAATAGCTGATAGAAAATCCTTAATTACTTAAATGGATTTTGCTTTAAGTCTATTAATAAATAAACGTGAATAAATACAAAGGATTCACATATGGAAATCAATTTAAGCCGAGAAGCTCAAAACGCAATTTGGCAAATGATAAGTAATACACCGGGATTTACGCCTAAAGATATTGCACAGGTACTTGGGGATTCACATAACACAATTTGCAATTACGCAAATATCAATATGCCGAACCATTTACCCAGTATTAAAAAGTTAGAAGCAATTCTCTATTACACCCAGAACCCAGCGCTGTTAAAAATTTGGGCGCATGAACTTGGCTTTGCATTAGTTCCTGTGACATGTGACCGCAGTAAGCATCATGAATTGTCGATTTTTGAGGCAATGATGCAGCACAACATTAAGTCAGGAAAGACCAACAAAGCTGTATATGAAGCGTATGAGGATGGTGTAGTAACACCACAAGAATATGAAGAGATCCATCAATTGACATTGCATCTAATTGAATTGGCGACAGCTGTAGATCAAGCAGCTTTAAAACAAATGAAGAAGTACACATCAGGTACTGAAATTGAAAAAGCCTGATTTGCGAGATCAGGCTTCGTATATCCATAACAGGGTGAAATGAATATGAAATCAAATTTAGCACAAGAACAAGAATTCGGCAAATACATGAATGGCGATGTGGTTGTGTATATGAATCACATCAAAATAAAAGACTTACAAACGGTAGAGGCGTATCAACCGAACAATCACTACTGGTTAGAAAGCGGTAAGTTGGTAAAGGAAGCTGATATACGTACAGCCACTTTGCCAGAGCTATTTCATAAACGCCGTTTAGATGAAATCGAGCAATCGATTGCGGAGGTTCCATGAATAGACATTTTCAAATTAAACCTGAGCATAAGCAGACTCAGGAAATCCAATCATTTTATGAACCAACTTTGCTTTTGCTGAACCATATTCATGACATCAAAAAAGGCAATTTAAGAATGCGTGGTTACAACGAAGAGAATGCTGCTGTAACCAAGGAGGAATTGGCCCAAAAGATGGCTTATCGATTCAAGATCACGATTTGGTTATCACATCAGGTTATTACGAGCTTGATCAAAGCTGAACAGGTCATTTCATTTGGTGGTTACGTAAAGCCTAAGGTCGGTGAAATATGAGCTTAGATGCAACTGTATGGGCATGGAAAACAACTGTAGATGGTGCTAGTCAAAAGCTAGTACTTCTATCACTTGCTGATCGAGCTGGAGATGACCATAAGTGCTTCCCAAGTTTAAAACGGTTAGAGAAAGACACCACTTTAAATCGCAAAACGATTATCAAAGTATTAGACGAACTTGAGCTTAAAAAGTTGATTAAATTTACAGGTGAAATTAAAGGAAATGGCGTTAAAGTCTATCAATTAATTGGTGTATTTGGACGTGAAGATAGTTCAGATACCAATACCAAAAAGGGGACTAGTACCAAAAATGACACTGGTGTTGATTTAGGCACTGGTTCCAAAAACGGTACTAGTACCAATAATGGAACTGGAACCAGTACCGATATTGGTACCGAGACCAGTACCAATTTTGGGACACAGAACCTCCCAAGGAATCTCCCATTAGAATCTATAAATAAAAAAGATTGGCTTTGTTTGAAAAAACTTCGTTCTGAATTAGATCAAGCCGATCCCACGGTAGTACCGAAATCGATTATCGAAGCAAGTTGGTTTGAACGCGAGAAAAAAGCATTCGAGCTTTTCAATGCTGGAAATAATCTTTGTGATGATCTTTTGATTTACCACTTTGCTGACACTCTTTTGAAAAACCGTCACAAATACCACAAAGCGCAAAATGGCAAATCAAGCGGTGAATCTGATTTAGTATTTTTCTCATCACCTCAACAGATTTACGTGTTTGCCAACAAACTCGCTCAACTGTCAGACGTCATCGATGAATTCAGTATGCCTGGTGAATCCTTTGAAAAACTAGCAAGCCGCATTGCTGCAAAACTCTCAGATCCGAATGAACTCCAAAACTGGAAATCACATCTGCAGGCTGTTGGATTTAAGCCTAAGGGTAGAGGAGCTGCGTAAGTGGAAAGTATTTCAATCGCTGAATACCAAAAACTTTACAGTGTTAGAACTAAGAAGAAATCTAACTTGAAACGCGGTGCTCGAGTTAAAACTCAACGCGCTGAAAGTATCGGTGAATCAACCTTGGCCAACCAGTTACGAGTTTTAAAAATTAGCTTTGAACAGGAATATAAGTTCCATCCTAAACGAAAATGGCGAGCCGATTTTCATATTGTTGGTAAACGGATTTTGGTTGAGGTTGAAGGCGGTGTTTGGAGCGGTGGACGTCATACAAGGGGGAAGGGTTATATCGGTGACATGGAGAAATACAACGCTGCTGTGGTAATGGGATATCAGGTATTACGCTTTAGTACAGAGCAAGTGAAGTCAGGTTTAGCGGTTCAACAAATTGAGACAATGGTGGGGTGATTACATGAATGCGGCAGTTACAATTATTCAAGCGACAGATTGGACACGTTTTAGCACAGAAGATTGGTTTCGTCAGTTTGGTGCATGGATGAATGGGGATACTGAAACTAAGCGATTAGTATATAAAACTATTCCGACAAAGAAGTTAACTCAGAAGCAACGTGAAGATTTAATAGCTCAATATCTACGTGATGAAAATTTTAAAGAGCCTCAACTACGCCGTGGAGTTGTCTGTAATATTTCGGATAATGAAGCACGTGCATTCCAGCGAATTATTCTTGATATACGTCAAATTGAAAGTGAATCACTTCAGGATTGGGTTGATGTTGTTTGGCAAATTTTTGTAGAAAATAGAAAGCTCCGTGAAGTAGCTCAAATGTACGAAACTTCTACCATTCAAATAAGACAAGACATGAAATGTGCATTAGCATTTATTTCAGGTAGATACCCAAATTTAAAATCTGAATTATTAATATAAAACATACAGAAAATTGTAAAATTAAATTTTACAAAATGGTAATGTTGAATAATATTAATAATTTGAAAGGGTTTGTATGTTTGCAGTTTTTGATCGAATGTTCAAAAAAGAAGAGAGTGAATATTGTAAAAATTACAATTTAGCAGCCAAAAATTCTAAAAAATTCAATTTGGGCAATTATAAGTCTCTTAAATTGACTCAAGAAAGACTTTTGACTAAAGATAATTTTATTGAATTTCAAAAGTCTATCCAAGAATTGAATTTAAAAAATGAGGATCTAGTAGCTACTTGTCATGCAACTCATATCGATCTCAAGCAATATGTAGATGATTTCTATAAGGTTGATTCGGTTATAACTATTGGACATTTGATACACCAAAATGGTGGTAAAATGTTTTTTCAGGAAATGGATTTGAGAATAAATGCTCTAAACAACGGGTATGATATTACAAAACCTTTAGAGTTACATACGTGGTTGACTCTTCCAACTGGAGAAATATTAGATTTTACTTTCCTATCAACTTTGGCAGAGTTTTATCGTAGAGAAGGAAATCATAAAGTAGCTGATTTGATTGATGGTGGAGTTATAGGAGGGCATCCAGATGAAGATGCCACAGCTGACAATAAATATATTCCTGAATTTTTGGGTGAAGAGTTTTTTGAAAGAACTGGCTTGTTAAAACACTACACAGGTTTTTTTATTTAGCCCTCTTGATTGTGTACACAAGATATGGCATATTTTAACTATAGTGGACGAACTAATTGTAATCCACGTATTTGATTGATTTTAAACCCACTAAGACCCTCTTCAGTGGGTATTTTTTTACCTTAAATATTAATAACTACTAAATTGTTCGACAAAATTAAGACTTTTTAAAAGTTAAACTTGTTAATAATAACTAATAGATAGAATTAGGCTTTTCTAATTGGCTGTAAATTGATTCTTCATTCCGATAAGCTAAATCTACTCGTGAGTAAATTCTTAGTTTTATAGCCAATATAGTTAAAGTTGGAGGCTAGAGTGAATTATATAGAATTACTTTACATTATTGATAATGATGGAAATGAAAGAGAGTTATTCTTTTGTCGAGTAGAAAACCTTTCTAAAATATCGACCAAAGATCTAAGAGCAAAAATTGAGAAAGGCTTCAAAATAATTAGAAAACTAAACGGTATATGCGTTCAAATTTTTGTTGTAGATAAGGTAAAGATAAATCGAGATCGTATTTTTTTGATTGAGATTCATGAATTTTAGTCTTTTAGAGGAGCTTATGAGGAGTATTCGTTGGCGAAAAATATAAAAGACACCTTATTAAATTTAGCCTCTGAAGATAACACCAATCAGAGTGATCCGAAATTTAATATTGAGCAATCTAATAGTAAAGAGTCTGATGCGATTGAGCTTGACGATAGAGATGGAATTGAATCAAATCTAATATTTGAGAGGTATCTCTGTCCAAGCTGCCTAGAATACGAAATGAACATATATAGAACTAGGAAAACATTGTATTTGTGTGAATGCCAAAATTGTGGAGCAATCACTGTAGGTCTTGAGCTTAACGAAGTACTCGAAGATCTAAAAATTATAGATTAATAAAATGGTCCATTATCGGGTTTTGTCTTCTATACCATATGTTTTTTATTTAACAAATATGTTTTAAAATGTTAATTAAATAACTATTATTATTGATAGTGTGATTAATTTAAAGTATTGTTAATTTATTGCAAAATATTCATAGTTTATATACCCATCTTTCCCCAAAGTGTGGGTATTTTTTTAAGTGATATTATTGAAATGAAAATCATTATCATCTATAGTCAGGTTTAATCTCAGTCTAAGATATATAGATTGTGAATTTGTTGACAGCCCGGAAAGACGGGCACTCTATTTCTTATGAAACAAAAACTTTAAGAAGGAGGATATTTACTCAGAACAATAAGCTAAGAATTTTAAGTTATTTAGGTAATACAAAGAGTGTTGTATAGTTTCTGAACAATAAAAAATAGGGGTGATTACATGCTACATAAATCAATAAACATCGCTTTTTTCTTCTTTATGTTTGCTATTCTTACATTGTTAGTCTATCTCTTCGGGAGGTTGCCTGCAGCGTTATGGGTAGTATAATAATTTCGTTAAGTTAAAAAGCTCATTGGAAAGATGGGCTTTTTATTTATTCAAATCAAGATTGTCTTTTGATTATTATTAATTATATGATTTATTTTTTATTTAAAATTATCGTGTCTTTCTCTAATTTAGTTTAAAATCCCACTTCTTTTCATTCATAAGATGTAACCGTGTTAGAACAAAAGCATGTTGTACAGATCTGTCTATCATGTTTCAATATTTCTATTGTTATTAGTCATAGGAAGGGATTTATGATGAGTTACAACGATACGCTTTTTTTAATTGATAATGATGGAAATGAGCATGAACTAACTCGAACTCAAGTTAGTGAAGACGGAGAAATTTTCGTTAAAAATTCTGAAATCAAGATTGAAAACGGATTCAAAATTATAAAAAAACACAAAGGTGTTTGCTGCAGAATCTACATGATTAAAAATCTATCACGAACACTTTGTAATTCCTTATTAATCAAAGTTAAAGAACTATAAGTTTCAAATTAAAACCACTATGAATATTCATAACCACAAAAAATGTTCATGGGTGAGTATTCATTTCAATAATCTTCTGAATTTTATCATGGTAAATTTAAAGCATGTTGTCAGACAAGATTGAACTATAAATAATATTTGATAATGATAATTACCTTACATTTTATTGATTGATTCTTGTTCTGCTTCATATTGTGGATCAAATCATGGCTATTTAAAGAGCATAAAAATTGAGGTTCTTTGTGAAATTTAGATTTTTAAACATTGCTTTTTTTATATGCATATTTCTTATTTTCACGATTCTAATTTATCTTATAGGAAGTGCTCCGACTAATGTCTATTTGATTAAATGATTAATTGTTTTTAAATGAATTGAATTTAATCAATGTGGCAATTTTAACTCCAGAATTGGCAAGAAATAGCAAACTGTTTAATTTTACTAAATTAAGTTTATTACTGTTAAGTATTAATTAATTTAGGTATTTTATGCCAATGTGCTAGAAATAAATTGTTTTAAAATCACACCATGAAATCGCTTTGCAATTTCTAGCTTTTCCTAATAGAAGCTTTTGATGTTTGAGCCCACATCTCCAATCATGTGGGCTTTTTTTAATATATTTTTTATATATTGAGTTAAATGATTGTTTAGTATTAAGTTTATTGAAGTTGATTATCTTTTTATTAGGTAATAATTCAAATGTAAAAAATTACACTTTAGTCATATTTTTTATTTTGAAATCGCAGTAATTTTTAAAAATGTTCTATCTAACTGACTTTAATGAAATAACGAATAAGGAGAGAGCTCATCTATGATTTCATTAATTCTCCAAATTACTTTGGTACTTTTTGCTATAATTGCGCTGATTTATTATTCAAATAAATCATAATTTTTATTAATCAATTGTTTTCCCTTTGTTTTTCGATTTTTTACCCATAAGAGCTCTAAATTGAATTTTACAGATTTGCTTTATGTTGTCGATAATGATGGAAATGAACATGAGTTATCATCGTGTTTGATCGTGAAAAATTCTAGAATTTTTACTAAAAATGTGAGATCCAATATTGAACTTGGTTTTAAAATAATTAAGAAGAATAATGGAATCTGCGATCAGATTTTTATCGTAAATGAAATTTTAGAAATTCTAGAAGACCTAAGATATCTTGAAGTCCAAGAGTTTTAATAAAAAAATAAGCATGATTGAATTGAATATTTTATATCTAATATCAAAAAAACAACTTGTTATTCCAAAAAATATTTCAAAATTTATCGTTAAAAAATGATCAATTTATTACATTTTTTCACATTCAATACAAAAATTATCTTAAGAACATAATATTGATACAAATCAAGGTGCTATTTTTAATATTCTCATATTTACAAAGTAAAAATGAATTATGAAAATATTAGTCTTGTTAAGCATGGGGGATAGTTGGAAGTTATTGCTATTAAACGATTTAAGAAAATTTGAACTTCTTCAAATTGAATCTTGAAGAATTTGTCGATCAAATAATTTAAAAGAGTTTCGATAGAAGCAATAGCGTAACAAAACGAGGATGAAGAAAATGATATTTAAAGCGCTGAACATTACATTTTTCTTCTTTATCTTCGTTGTACTAACTTTAATAGTTCATGAGTTTGGAAGCGTTCCTGCAGGAATATGGATTTATAAATAATTCAATGTAGACATAAGCATATCTAAAGATATGCATTTAGAGAGGAGGCAATTGTGTTTCAATATTTTAAATGCTTCATTGGCATACACAGAGTGTTGGATATTCATCGTTGTAAAGATGGTGAATTAATTGTCTGTCGCCATTGTCTAAAAGCTTTTGATAACTAACAAATTAAGAGTTTAAAAAACAGCTAATTTTCTTAGATATTTATCTAATACTTATATTTTTAGCTGTTTTTTATTCTCTAATATTTATGTAAAAGAGGGTAAGTACGATGAAGAATGAATTGAGGGATATTCCTAAGAATATTCAACAACACTCTATAGACAATCTAAAAAGATTCTTAAAATCACAAATTGTCCTTAAAGCTGATGAAGGCGAGTTGTCAATGAGTGAGAATATCTCAAAAGAGATTGATCACCAGGACCTATGTAACTTGAGTGATGAATTCAAGCAGGCAGGGTATAAAGTACAAGTACGCTCATCAGGAGACCAAAAAATATTTTCAGTTTTTTGGAATTAATATAAATTTAAATAATTGTTTTGATAAAAACACCATAGTTCCATATTCTTTTGACAAAAGTAGCTAGAATCTTGACCTTGTACAAGGGATATGGCATATTTCAGCTATAGTGGACGAAGTTATGTAATTCACTAGATAAACCTCGCATTGCGGGGTTTTGTTTTTGAAAAATTCCTCAAATATTATTAAATTTTATGAAAAAAAATATTCTTGTAGTTTTATATCTGATTTTAGTTTTTCTTTTATTATTTCAAAAGAATGCAATCATGTTTTGGGTTGCAGTTGTTGGCTTATCTGGAATTGGATTCTACAATTTAGCGATAGAATTTCGGTCTAAGAAAGTTGCAATTGATAAAGTGATGGTAATTGCGGTCCTTATAATTCCGATTCTTGTGTTGGGATTCATTAGATATAATGATAAGCAGGCAGACCGTATGTTCGAAATTTACAGAGATAAGATGGGATGTGAGATAGATAACAGTTATCAAGATGAAGATGTTATTACATATATTTGTGATAATGGCGAGTTGATTGATATCAAAACATTTAAATCGGAAAATAATCTTTAATTATCCATTTATTGTTTTTTGCATTTCACACCAATCAAAAGTGCTACACTCCCACCGATAAATAGGAAAACACATGAATATTTGCATCGGTGGTGAGCTGAGCGGTCAAGTTGTAGAGAAAAGCCCAATCGATTACTTTCAGCAGTCTATTGTAATTGGTGTAAAGACATATAAGTTTTGGTTTTCAGATAAAGTAAGTTTTCATGATGCGTTTGTCGAGGCTGAGAAGCTGGCAAGGCAGATTAGATAAAGGATTATCCCGTATTTGGAATTAAAGGCTATAAGCTCATCAAAAAGGTGGGCTTTTTAATGAATAAGAAATTTTGACTTTTAGATAACAAATTTAAAGTAGATAATCCTGATAAATAATTCTATTTTAATTCTAAAAGGAGTTCGATTATGAAATCTATATTAATTGCACTAATGATATTTTGCAGTTTTAGCTTAACGGCTTGCGCTGTGCATACACCTGAAGGAAGTATTGTTGTTGACCCTGATGGTCGCTATAACGATGGTCATGGCAATGGACGGTTTTGCCCACCCGGTCAAGCCAAGAAAAATAATTGTTAAGTAGTTTATTAAAAGGCGCTTAGGCGTCTTTTTTTACAACTAAATTTCAAAAGTGGTTGTTATTTGCACAAGTCGCTTGCAGATCCTTTATTGAAAGGGAATGAGGGAAAGTGATAAGTGCCACATAAATTTAATAAATAATAAATTTGAGCTAAATTGTTCTACAAAGTATTAAACAAAAATTTGAATAAATGTTAAAAAATAATATAGGTTGATTGTTGTGTTCCTGATTCCCTCTGAACAAGAATATGTTGATTAATCTTAAAGCCCCTTCTTAGGGGCTTTTTAATGTTCACTGAAAACTGTAGATGCAAAACCAACACCAAAATTCAAACACTTCCGTGAACTTTGTAAAAAAGAAAAACATTTTTTTAGTTGAGAGTGTTCAGACAAAAATATAAAGTAAAAAAGAATTTGATTAATAATAAGCGACATAATTATGAAATTTTTAATTTTATTAACAAGTATTGCTTTTTTCGTCTCAGGTTGTGTTAACTCCCCAACAGGAACTTTACCAGGTAGTAGTAATAGAGTAGCCACGATTAGCGATAAAATGAGTAAAAGAGTAGGGCAATCAGAAATCACTTTAGTGAGTGAATTAGGTCCACCTGATTACAACTATACTGCTTCAAATGGTTCAAAAATTATTTCTTATGAAGTGGACTGGGGTATTGGGGCAAACTCACCACTTTGTGTAATGAAGTATTTAATCGAAAATGGTATTGTAACTAAATGGGGTAATAAAAGTTGTCCAAAACGTTTCACTCTTAAAAACCAAGAACTTATTCCAAATTCGATACCAATTCCGAAACCAACACTTAATTAAATATTAATAACCTCCTTCGGGAGGTTTTTTATTGGAGATTCCTTTATGGAAATTAACCAATACACCACTCTTACCCCAAAGAAGCCTATTAAAACAAAACCAAGAACAAGACCATTGCCAAAGGCAAAAGAAGCATACTTAGAAGCATTTAAAGACTTTGAGCAATCGTTGAATGTATTCAAAATTAAGTATGAGAAATTATTCAAATTTGAATCAACAAAACATTGGCGTTTCGATTTCCATCTTATTAAGCACAGAATTTTAGTTGAGATCTCAGGTGGACCATGGTCGGGTGGTCGCAAAGGTAAGCTGAAAGATAAAGCTTGGAGTATGGATCGTTACGATGTTGCTGCCGATATGGGTTATACAGTTGTGAGAATAGAGTCATCACCAAGATATAAAATTCAGGAAGATGGACCATTGCAGGTCGAAGCTAATTTTTCTAGTCAGTGGCTCAAGAATTTGAAGAGGCATATTTTCAATGGAACAGATCAGACCATTTCCACCGACTGATTTTATTGATCAAGCAGAGGAAGAAGAAGCGATTCGCTTGGCACCTGCTGTGGATCTAAAAGAATGGGTGGTAACCAATTTTCTAACGCTTGGCGGTGCATTACATAATCCGGATCATGACCACATAGCAGAGCTATTACATGACGATGAAACATTTTTAGCATTCGCATGGGCATCATCTGCCGCAGTAGCTAAAAAACGGATGGTGTTAGGCCAGTGTGAAAAAGTAATGTTTAATCAGGGCGGATGGCGCAAAGCTCGGCAAGAACAACAAATGCGCGACTGGTTTGGATTTGTACCTATATATCTCATTACTGTAGATGCAAGCTTTTGCGAACGTGCAAATGATCGTGAATTTTGCGCTTTGATTGAGCATGAGCTATATCACATTGGTGTAGAACGTGATGAAGATGGAGAAATCCTCTATAGCGATCATACAGGCTTACCTAAACATTATTTAGCTGGCCATGATGTAGAGGAATTTATCGGGGTGGTCAAACGCTGGGGAGCAAGCGAAAACGTCAAGCGATTGGTTGAGGTAGCTCAAAACCCGCCGTTTGTATCAGATTTAAATATTTCCAAGTGCTGCGGTACATGTTTGATTAATTGAGCCATAAGGCTCTTTTTTTTAACTATTTTGGTTGACGTAGGTTGACAGGATAAAGGTTATGGCGGCACTAAAAAAAGAGGTAAAACTTTTTATAGTTCGTTCACTTGCCGTATTTAACACACCGTCAGAAACAGTGGAGCTCGTCCACCAAGATTACGGGATAAAAGTTACTAAGCAGCAATGTGAAAAATATGATCCTACAAAACGATCAGGTGAGAATCTCAGTGAAGAATTGAGGCTTGATTTTGAAAAGACGCGTGAAATGTTTTTAGGTAAACCAGAAAGTATTCCAATAGCAAATTTGGCTGTGCGCCTTCAACGATTAGAGAATCAATATCAGAAGCACTCAAAGAATCGAGTAGCTGCTTTAAATATTCTCAAGCAAGCAGCTGAGGACGTTGGTGGTAAATATACCAATCGTCAAGAAATCACTGGCAAGGGAGGTGAACCACTGCAAACCTCTTTAGTGCAAGCCACCCAAGAACAAGTAAATGAAGCGGTTAGGAGGGCACAAGAGGAGTATTAAATGAATCTGCAAACACATGTAGAAAAGACTTTGTGCGAGCAAGAGCATTTGTATTTCACACGCCGTTTTTTCAAACCAAGAATGGGGTTTAAATTCATTGTGAATTGGCACCATGAATATGTTGCTTGGCTTATAGATGAGGTAGTTAAGGGTAACATTGCAAACCTTGTGATTAACGTTCCACCAGGTGCTGGTAAAACCGAATTAACTACAAATCTAATTGCACGGGGTATTGGTTTAAATCCACGCTCAAGGTTCTTGTATTTATCTTATTCTCAGTCGCTGGTGGAGGATGTGTCATCCACAGCACGAAACATAGTGAAATCAGATGATTTCCAGCAAATGTGGAAGACAAATATATCGACAAGCACAGATGCTAAGGCAAGCTGGAAAACCACTGTAGATGGTTATGAAGCAGGACATATTTATGCTGCTTCAATGGGTGGTCAGGTCACAGGTCGCCGTGCTGGGACCTTAGCTGATGATGGTTTTACTGGCTGCATCATTCTAGATGATCCGTTAAAGCCTGAAGACGCATTTAGTAAGCCTGCAAGAGATAAGGCTAATCGAAAAATTCTTAACACCGTCAATTCACGAAAAGCAAAGTCAGATACTCCAATCATTATGATCATGCAGCGTCTTCATTCTGAAGATCCTACAAATTTTGTTATGTCTGGAAATGTACCAGGGGATTGGCATTGATGGGAAGCTCTATTTGATTGATCTTTTACGTGGTAAATGGGAAGCCCCTGAAATGAACCGTCAGGCGCAGAAGTTTATCGATAAACACAAAGATTATACCTATGAGTTAAGACCAATCCGCTGGATGAAAGTCGAAGATAAAGCCCATGGAACTCAACTTATTCAAAATCTAGGAACTTATTCAGGTGTTCCAGTATTACCTGTGCAGCGCGGTACGGATAAATTGACTCGCTTTACCTGAAGAGTTTTACTTACTTGATATTAAAACAAGGCATTACTCCGCTACAGTAAGTCGATTGGCCTCTATCGATCAAATCAAGACTGTTTTGGAGCTGGTAAATAAATCAACTGAAGATGGTTCAACTTTTGATGAGTTTAAGAAACATATAGCTGATGAGGGCATTCAACTCTCAGATCATCACCTAGCAAATATCTACCGTACTAACATGCAGATGGCTTATGCACACGGTAGATGGACACAGCAACAGGCTAACAAGGAATCACGACCATATTTAATGTATGTTGCGATTAATGATAGTCGGGTAAGACCAACTCACCTTAAGTTAAACAACATCATTAGGCACATAGATGATCCTTTTTGGACGTTGTATTATCTGCTGGCATCAGATTTGAATTTAGAAGTTATTGATATTACAGATAGTGAGGTGATTTTGAAAAAAACTGAAGAGCGCGCTAATCGAATGTTCATTGCAAATAGCACTTTATATGTTATTTGATTTATATAAACTCAACCTTTTTGAATATTACCCAATTTCAGGTATTTTTTTAATGCTTTTTGAGCCTTATTTTTAATACTTAGTAAAATTAATTAAGAGTATTAATCATGAAAAAAGCAATTTTCTCATTATTTGCAATTGGATTTTTGAGTCCATTAACTTCATTTGCAGAGAATTGGCCAAAACACTTATGTCCAGCTGATGAGGCTGCATGTCTAACAATTAATGCTGAAAACAAGCCACCATCTCCAGTTGACCTAAACAAAGGACGTATTGTATTTGCGTTCGGTACTGATGGCTGCTTAGCTTCATCACCTGTTTGGTTTGATTCAGACAAAAAGGAATTGAAGGCAAATCATGGCATAGGAACAGGGGGAGCTAAAAATGGCCATTGTGGTTATGCTAACCAATTAAGTAAGGCTTACATAGTTTATAACGAAGTTGTATCAAAGAATAAACCTGAATATAAGGCTCGTGTATTTGGATTGTACGCTGTTAAAGATGATGGGTATTTGGGAGGACATCGTCACGAATGGGAGCATGCGATAGTTTGGATGAAGGATGATAAACCAGAATTTGTTTCAACAACTGAACACAAAGGGGTAAACACGCGTAAAGCAGGGGATACGGGGCATTTGGCAGATAATGTAAATGCATTTGGTGTTAAGTATATTATTAAGAAAACAACACATTATTTAGATTTTGCTGGAAGTGATAAAAACAAGATTGTGACAAATAAGGATCCTAGTCCTGATAAATCATGGTTTGCAGCTAAAGATTATGAAGTTGTCGATTTTAAAAATGCTAATGCTAAATTTAGATCAATAATAAATAATTCTGCTAATTGGGGTGAGACAGTGCCTAGAGTAAATGATGCAGAATTTTTAAACAAACATAAACCTAAAGACTGGAAAGATGTAAGTTTTAATTGACTATTTATTAATTATAAAACCACCCAAATGGGTGGTTTTTTATTGGAGCATGAAAATGCCAGATGAATTGAAAGAACATCTGAAGCATCAATTTACAGCTGTAAACGCACCAATTTCGATTAATGAAGATGGTACGAAGAAGCGCCGTACATTTGATGCAGAAGTATATAGTGGTGGTCGAATTGATAAAGATGAAGCCTCACAGCTTGATGCGATGTGTCGATATATAAAGGTAAATAATCTTGTGAATGCCCTTAAAAACAAAGATTGGAAAGTTTTTGCTAAAGGTTATAACGGCAAAAATTATGCAATTAATAACTATGATGTGAAGTTGGCTAATGCATATAAAAAATGGAGTATCGACAAATGA